AAAGGCGTTGCGTTTACATGACCAAAGAGGAAGGCATCGAGCGTTTTGGCGATGTGTTTAAAAACGTTGGCCTAGATAGCAGCAACACGGACATGGATGCCAAAAATCCAATGGCCGCTAAAAACACCTATGACAAAAAAGCCAAGGTGTTTGAGATTTGGAACAAGCGCACCGGCAAGGTCTGCTGGCTGGCAAAGGGTTATCCACAGTCTTTAGACGAGCGCGATGACCCGTTAGAACTAGAAGAATTTTTCCCGTGCCCGCGCCCGTTAATGGCAACCACGACTACCGGCACAATGATTCCTGTGCCCGATTATTGTGAATATGAAGACCAAGCGCAAGAACTAGACAACTTAACCCAGCGCATTTTTTTGCTTACCAAAGCCTGTAAAGCCGTGGGCGTGTTTAATGCCGAATTCAAGGAACTAGGCCGTTTGTTTACCGAAGGCGTAGACAACAAGCTATTCCCCGTGACCGCATGGGCCGCAATGAGCGAAAAAGGCGGGCTAAAAGGTGCTATCGACATGATGGACACCTCGACCATCATTGTCACTTTGCGGGAACTTTACGCCGCACGGGAAGCCGTCAAGCAAGCAATTTACGAGATTATGGGCATCTCGGACATTTTGCGCGGTGCATCAAAAGCGCAAGAAACGTTAGGCGCACAGCAGCTCAAAGCAAACTTTGGCAGCTTGCGGATGCGAAATAGCCAAGGCGATGTGGCGCGGTTTGCATCCGACATCTTTAAGCTAAAAGCGCAAGTCATTTGCAAGTTTTACCCGCCCGAGTTGATTGTGGCAATGTCTGGCGTAATGGACACATCGGACGGGCAAGACCCGCAGTTGCTGCAAGCCGCCGTGCAAATGTTGTCCAACAGCACAATCCGCGACTTTCACATTGCGGTTGAGGCCGATAGCTTGGCGCAGATTGACGAACAGGCAGAAAAGCAAGGCGCACAAGAAGCCATCCAAGCCATTGGCCTATTCTTGCGTGAGGCAATTCCAATGATTAGCCAAGCGCCCGAAACGCTGCCAATGGCCTCCGAGATGCTGCTGTTCTTGGTGCGCCGTTTCCGTGCTGGTCGCGGGTTGGAAAGCGCAGTAGAACGCGCTATGAAAGCCTTGGAGCAAAAAGCTGAAATGGCTAAACAACAGCCGCCTAGCCCGCCGCCCGAGATGTTGCAAATGCAAGCCGACCAACAGGCCGAGCAGATGCGGATGCAAGCGCAGGCGCAGACCGAACAGATGAAAATGCAAGCCCAAGCGCAGGCGGAGCAAGGCAAAACGCAGTTTGATCTGCAAATGCACCAGCATCAAATTCAGTCAGAAATGCAATTAGCACAAATGAAAGCCGATTTTGAAATTGCTAAACAAAACAATGAATTGCAAATAAAAGCGCAAGAATTGATGGCGCGGGAACAATACGACCGATGGAAAGCAGAGCTAGATGCAGCAACCAAAATTATGGTGGCCCAAATTGGTGCAAAAACTGGCTTAGACCAAGCCGCAATAAGCGCACAAGCGGCGGCATCCGAAGAAATTGATTCCACCTTGGGCGACGGCATGACTGAGGCTATTAACCGGTTTACCGATATGCAGGGACAAACGCTTGAGCAAATTAGCGGGGTAATGCAAGCAATTGCAGAGCCAAAAATCCTATGAAAGAAACATGGGTTTTCCCGTCTGACGGCTCCGAAGCTTACGAAAAAAGCAAAGGATCACCGGCTGACCGAATGATGGTGTTTGGCGACATCGAGCCGTTTAGGTCGCCAGATGGTCAAATGATTATGGGCCGCGCCCAATGGCGGGAACACTTAAAAGCAACCGATACCATAGAAATGGGACATTCGGACGTTAAGTACGCCCAAGCGCAATGGCAAAAAAAGAAGGAAGCACACACCGCCCGCTTGCGTGGGCAAGTAGCAAAGGTGCAAGAATTTGACAAGCCAGGCGCACCAATTGGGCCGATGCAGCGCAGTAGCTTAAATGTAGAGATGGCAAACCGGTTGCACAACCGCCCGCCGCCGGAACGCAAAGAAATGATCAAAATGACCCTAGACCAAATGAAAAGGATGAAATAAATGGAAAACGAAGTTGTCGCACCCGACACGCCCGAAGTACCAACACCTGAAGCCCCTGCGGTTGCCGAGCCGCAAAGCCGTGCCGATACGATCCGCGAGGCATTGGCAAAAGACCCGACTAGTAAGGGCACATTGAGCCAGCCCCGTGAGCAGGGTAAAAAAGCATCAAAATTCCCAACTGACCAATCTCAGGCGCCCAACACGCCCGCTAAACCGCAAGTGGATATGCCTAAATCCTTGCGTTTGGACTTAAAAAATCATTGGGAAAAAGCCCCGCCGGAACTTCAGCAAGCCTTTGCCCAACGGGATGCCGATTACGAAAAAGGCATTACGGGATACAAAACTCGGGATGCCGAAGCACGGGCCATTACCGAGCAATTTGCCCCTTATGAGTGGATTTTGCGTAATGAAGGATCAACCCCAGCGCAGGCCATTGCGCCTTTATTGCAGACTGCGGCATTGTTGCGGACGGGCACACCGGCACAAAAAAGCCAGGCCGTTGCCCACATGATCCAGCAATTCCAAATCCCTTTGGATCAAATTTCTGCTCATTTTGGCGGTAATGCCCCAGTTCAGCAAGATTCGCACTACAATGATTTAGCGCAACAAGTGCAGCAACTCACGCAACACATTACGCAGCAGCAGTACCAAGCGCAGAAAACGAATGAAAACAGGGCACTCTCTGTTATCCAGCAATTTGCAGGCGACCCCGCAAATATGCACTTTGAGGCAGTCTCAGACCGAATGTTGCAGCTTCTCCAAGCGCCACAGGTTTTGGGTGACACAAGTCAAATGTCCGAACGCGAGAAATTGCAATTGGCTTATGACACGGCAATTAGGCTTGATCCGCAAATAGCGCAAACTTTGTATGCTCAACAGCAACAACAAGCGACAGCGACAGCCCAAGTGCAAAGAGCGAGAACAGCAGCGGTAAGCGTGCGCGGCGCACCTGGTGGCAGCGTAAACCCCGCTATTAATCAACAAGACCGAAGAGCCGTTATAGCCAATGCGCTACGGTCATTCGGTTAAATAGGAGTTAGTCATGGCATACGCAAATGCAAACTACTCAGACGTTTTAGCGACAACGATTGAATCGCGTTCCGGCACAGTTGCCGATAACGTGACCAAAAACAATGCCTTGCTAACCCGTTTGCGTGAAAAAGGACGGTACAAGCCGTTTACCGGCGGTTCGACCATTCTGCAAGAATTGTCCTTCCAAGCCAACTCAACCGCAATGTACTACTCGGGCGCTGAAGTCTTGGACATCAGCCCTGCGGACGTTATCAGCGCGGCTCAGTTTCCAATCAAGCAGGCCGCCGTCGCGGTGACCATCAATGGCTTGGAAATGCTGCAAAACAGCGGCGAAGAACAGATCATTGATTTGTTTGACGCACGGCTGGACGTTGCCGAGTGTTCAATTGAAAACTTGATCAGCACCGGTATTTACTCGGACGGCACAGCCAACAACGGCAAACAGATCACAGGTCTGCAAGCTATGGTGGTTGCATCTCCAAGCACCGGCGTGGTCGGCGGTATTGATCGCGCTACTTGGTCTTTCTGGCGCAATCAAACGTTTGACTTTTCAACCGACCTTGGCGCATCCGCATCGTCTTCCAACATCCAAACCGGTTTTAACCGTTTGTATGCTAAGACCTCTCGCGGTAGCGATGTTGTTGACTTGATTTTGTTGGACAACAACCTGTGGGGCTTCTTCATGTCGTCTTTGCAAAACATTCAGCGCTTCCCTGGCTCTAGCAAAATGGCCGAACTCGGCTTTGTTGCAAGCAAGTACATGAACGCTGACGTAGTGTTGGATGGTGGTATCGGCGGCAATATCCCCGCATCGACTGGCTATTTCTTGAATAGCAAGTACATCTTCTTCCGACCACACACAAACCGCAATTTCGTCCCAATCGGCGATGAGCGCATGAGTACCAACCAAGATGCCATCGTGCGCTTGATTGGATGGGCTGGTAATATGACTGCCTCGGGACTTCAGTTCCAAGGCGTTATGACTGAATAAGGAGCATCATCATGGCTGATTACGTCACCGATGGAAAAATTGGTATTGACTTAACCGCAACCTATGCGTCTACGTCTGCCGGTTCTACTACCCTGTTCCCCGTGACCCCTGGTACTCGGGTCAACACTTCCAACAACGGCGTGTATATGTTCGTCCGCGCCGAATCCACCATCAATGCATTTGATGCTGTGATCATGTCTACTTATGCAGACTCGGCGAGTACCACTCCCGTTATGCGTGCTGTACCTGTGACCACCACCAATGCCGCTGCGCTGGGTTTTAACCAAGTTGGCTTTGCACAAACCGCGATTGCCTCTAGCTATTACGGCTGGGTTGGTCTAAACGGTATGCTCAAGGTTAACTTGCTAATTTCGTGCAACCCTAAAGTGCCTTTGTACACCACTTCTACCGCTGGATCGCTGGACGATACAACCGTGTCTGCTGGTTTCATTCAAGGTATTGTGGCTAACACCTCGGCAACGTCAGCATCTGCACCATTTTGCATGGTCAACAATCCTGGCTTGATGATGGTCGGAGCAGGCTAATACGGATTCCCCGCTAAAGAAGCGGGGTTTTCTTAATGAGTTTTTTACCCCTTAAAGTCAATGGTCAATGTGTTGCAGATGACAACACGCTATTCACAAACATGGATGCTGCGATTGCGCGTGGTTATCCACAAGTTGCCCATAATCAAAACACGCACACTGGCCCGATTTTGTTGGTGGCAAGTGCCCCAAGCGTCACAGGGCAAATAGAACTTATCAAGAAAATGCAAGCAGCCGGTGCGCCGGTTGTTGCCATTAAAGGCGCACACGATTGGTTAATCGACAACGGCGTGATTCCTGATTACGCCCTAGCAATTGACCCGCAAGAGCATCGGATCGCGTTTTACAAGCCGCATAAGGCCGTTCGGTACATGATTGCCTCGCAATGCCATCCGGCAATGTTTGACAACTTAGCGGGCTTTGATGTAACCCTATGGCATCCATACGTTATGAAGGGCCAAAACCGGCCCAAAAATTGTATGTTGATAGGTGGGGGCACAACCTCTGGATTGCGGGCTATTTCGCTGTTTTATGTCCTTGGATGGCGGCAATTTGAACTGTTTGGGTTTGATTCCTGTAACACCGGCGAAGCGTTACGGGTCAATGGCGATGGCCTTAAAGACGGCGACAAACTCATTGAAGTCAGGATAGACCCCGAAGGCGAAACTTTTCATTGCAATACTGCCATGGCGTTGCAAGCCGAGCATTTTCAAACCTATTACGACTACCTACCGGATGCGGTTTTCAATGGTCACGGGCACGGGCTAATCCAGGCCATTATCCGCAAAAGGGCAAAAAACATGATGGAATTAGGTAACATCATCAACACCCAAACGCAGCAGAATGATCAAGTTTCGTTCATTCATTTTGGCGATCATTGGTCGGCAAGCTGGCGCTACAGGGCAAAGTTACCAGCTGGCGATTGGGCAAGCCTTAACGATTTAAGCGCCGGAACACTAGTTTTTGCCAAACCCCAAGCGCATGAACTAATGGACATGGCACGGGCCAAAGCGCGTGGCGCACGGGTAATCGTGGATTTTTGTGACGACCATTTTGATTGGACGCATTACGCCGAAGCGCTGCGGATTGCTGATGCAGTAACTTGCCCAACCCAAGAAATGGCGAAACGCATTAAGGCATTGGGCTACGAAGCAACGGTAATCCCTGACCCGTTTGAATACGATGAAATGCCGCCGCATTGCCTTAGTGTCAATTTGCTGTGGTACGGCCATGCCGTCAACAAACAAAGCTTACAGCGCATTTTGCCGGACATTGAGGAATATCCTCTGCGGGTAGTATCTAACTTTGGCGGGGCAATTCCTTGGTCGCATGAAACTATGTTAAAGGAATTTGCCCGCGCTGACATCGTAATAATTCCCGCTACGGATACTTACAAAAGCCCAAATCGGGCAGTTGAGGCAACTAGGCAAGGTTGTTTTGTAGTCGCAGAGCCGCATCCAGCATTGCAGGGTTTTCCTGGCATTTGGATTGGCAACATTAAAGAGGGCATCAAATGGACAACACAAAGGAACGTGTGGAGAAATATCTCGGAGGCGCAAAAATTCGTGATGGAAAAATATTCGCCGCAAACAGTGATCGATGCATGGAAGACGATTACGAAACGGCCTACAACCTTGGATGCGGCAAAAAGCACTGGAACGGCTGGGTAAACGTAGACCTGTATTCCGAAACATCGGACATCAAATGCGATTTGCGTAAGCTGGAACTTGCAAGCAATTGCGCCGATGCGGTTGCCGCCATTCATGTGTTGGAGCATTTTTATGAATGGGAAGTACACGCTTTGCTGACCGAATGGATGCGCGTGTTAAAGCCAGGGGGCAAGATGATTTTAGAACTGCCGTGCATGGACAAGGTTTTTGCCTACATTCACAATTGCGTAGTGCATAAGCAGTCATTGCAGCCATTTATGACCACTTATGCGCTATGGGGCGATCCTAAATACAAAGACCCCGCCATGTGCCACCGGTGGGGCTGGTTCGAAACCCCGTTGCGCCAAATGCTGCAATCCGTAGGCATGGAACGGATCGAATTTCTTGACCCGCGCTATCATTTTCCGTTCAGAGATATGAGGGTTGAATGCTACAAGGTGTCTTAAATAACGCCCAGCGCCATGCCCAAATGTCGCAAGCGCATGGGCAAATGCTTAAAAAAAGGCTCAAATTTAACAATAAATGGGCATCAATTGTTTGTTATGGCCCAAGCCTGGCGGACACCTGGCGGCTTATAAAACGCCCAATTGTCACGGTGTCAGGGGCGCATGACTACCTTGTAAAGCGCGGGATTGTGCCCGATTTCCATGTGGACTGTGATCCAAGGGAACACAAAGCACGAATGCTGCAAAGCCCGCAAAGCCAGACAACGTACCTGATGGCAACGGTTTGTCACCCAAAATATTGGGAAGTACTGAAGGGCCACCAAGTGCGGTTGTGGCATCTGATCAACGGCGATGACCTAGAAACCGTGGCTTGGGTGCTGCAAAATCACCCAGAAGGCGCAAACAGCATGGTTGGCGGCGGTAGTTCGGTTGGACAACGGGCAATGAACGTGATGGCGGCGTTAGGCTACCGGCGATTTAATGTTTACGGGATGGATTGTTCATTTACGACTGACCGGCACGCTGGGGCGCATTTAGGCAAAGAACAAGCTAAAATCTTTGTGCAAGCTGGAAACAGGGTGTTTCAGACCACAAGACAAATGCTACAAGCGGCGATTGAGATGGAGCAATTCATCACAACTCAGGATGCGGAGGTCGCATTTTTCGGTGATGGTTTAATGCAGGAAACCGCACTT